GTCTACCAATGAGGTGTTGCAACAAATCAACGAATATGCTAAAAAGTTTCAGTCCATAACTAAAGTTATAGACAGTAAAAGAAATGAAAACACAGCTTCAGAAAAATACATTAAGTCTATGCAGGATGAGATAGACAGAACAACTTCCAATAAAGACAATGTAAAAGAACAGACCGAAAAATTAAAACAATACAACATTGAATTGTGTGGGGTGGAGAATGAGATTAAATCTCTAATAGAAGAACGAGAGTATCAAGATATCGCCACCATCCTATTAAAAGATAATGGTATTAAAACAAAAATTATTCGTCAATATATTCCCATCATAAACAAACTGGTGAACAAATATTTGGCGTCAATGGATTTTTTTGTCAATTTCAACCTCGATGAGTCCTTTAAGGAAACTATCAAATCTCGACACAGAGATGATTTTTCTTATTCTTCTTTTTCTGAGGGAGAAAAGCAAAGAATAGATATGGCACTAATGTTAACTTGGAGAACCATAGCCAAGCTTAAAAATTCTGCCAGCACAAACCTACTCATTTTGGATGAAGTGTTTGATTCTTCTTTAGACAATAATGGAACCGAGGACCTGATGAAGTTGCTTAATATGTTAGAAGCAACCAATCTTTTTGTAATTAGCCATAAAGGTGACATCCTGCAGGACAAGTTTCATAATGTGTTGAAGTTTGAAAAGATGAACAATTTTTCCAAAATAGTTGGTCAATAAGCTTGACATTTATACCTAATAGTGATATTATACGTATAAATAGAAATCAAGTTCTATTTGTTAATTAACGAAAAAAAGGAGTAATTATGATTACTATTGACGACAAAGAGTATGCTGAAGATGATCTCAATGATCAACAGAAGTATCTTGTAGCACAAGTTCAAGACATCCAGTCAAAGATGCAGAACTTGCAATTCCAACTTGATCAACTGACCGTTGCAAAAGATGCGTTCTCTAATCAGGTTGTTCTTTCTGTTCGTGCTTCTGAAGAAGAAGCTTCTGCAGAAACGGTTGAACCAACTCCCGCTGAAACTGCTTCCGCAGTCTAAAACTTGGGCGGCGCAATGCCGCCTGTTTTTTTTATTATTATGAGGTGATTATGAAGTTAAGTGAAAATACTGTATCTGTGTTAAAAAACTTTTCTACGATTAATCCTGGCATGGTTTTCCGAAAGGGTAACGTTGTTAGGACTATGGCGAAAGGTCAAAACATTCTTGCAGAAGCTATCGTAGATAACATCTTTGATGAAACATTCGTCATTTATGATTTGAATCGGTTGTTATCAGTCCTTTCTTTTATGAAAGATCCTGATATTGTAATAAACGTAGACACAAAATCATTAGAAATTAATGACAGTACATCCAAAGCTATTTATCGGTGTTCTGATGAAGTTATGGTTGTATCTCCCCCAGACCAAGGTTTGTCGGTGGATGGTGCACAAATTAATTTCAGACTAACATCTGATGCTTTAGCTCAAGTTATGAAACTTGGTGGTGTGTTGGGGATGCCAAACATTGTGGTTCGTGGTGATAGAACTAATATTTCTATTGCTGCAACTGATATACGCAATGGAGATTCGGATGTTTTCTGGATTGATGTTGGCGAAACCACATCAGAATTTGAAAGTATTTTTAATTATGAAAATTTAAAAATCATTTCTGATAGTTATAATGTGTCAATTACCACTGAGGGTATTGCTCAGTTTAGTAATGACGACAAAACAATCCAATATTGGATTGCAACTGAATCTGGTTCTACATACTCGGAGTAATTATATTATGTCAACAACTAACATTATCATTCCATCTTCACCTGAAGATCGAAAATCTATCAAAAACGCACTCGATGAAATATCAAATTCTTTAACCAGAATTGGTGCGGAAAGAGATTTGATTAAAGATATCTTAGCTAAAGTTGAAGAGGATCAAGAAATTCCCAAGAAATATATGCGAAAGATGGCTAAGATTTACCATCAACAAGAATTTGCATTATTCCAACAGGAATCTGATGATTTGGAAACATTGTACGAAACAATTGTCACCTAACTTGACATGAGTCGGTTTGTGTGGTACAATGTACTTTGTTTATATTATGGAGTTATTGAATGCTTGAGGATACTTTGTGGGTCGAAAAATATAGACCCAAAACTATTGAGGATACGATTCTTCCCGCTGAACTGAAGGATACTTTCCAACAGTTTGTTAAAAGCGGGAGACTTCCCAATATGATTCTCTCCGGACGCGCAGGGGTGGGTAAGACTACGGTTGCAAGGGCTTTACTGGAAGAACTTGGTTGTTCGTATCTGGTGATTAACGGGTCGATGGACAGAAATATTGATACTCTCAGAAATGAGATTATGACGTTTGCGTCCACGTCGTCTTTGCGTGGGGGTCGAAAATATGTCATACTTGATGAAGCTGACTATCTCAATCCCCAGTCTACCCAACCTGCGCTGCGGAATTTCATAGAGGAGTTCTCTGCTAATTGTGGGTTCATCCTCACATGTAATTTCCCGAACCGAATTATTGAACCGTTGCATAGCCGGTGTTCTGTTGTTGAGTTTAAAATGACTGCAAACAACAAACTCCAACTTGGCAAAGAGTTTTTTAAACGAGTTCGTGAAATATTATCGTTAGAGAATGTTGAAGCTGATCAACAGGTCTTGGCTGCCGTTATTCATAAACATTATCCTGATTGGAGGAGGGTCTTAAATGAACTCCAAAGATATTCGGCTAATGGTAAAATAGATTCTGGAATTCTTTCTAACATTAATAGTTCAAACATCGATATCCTTATTGATTGTTTGCGAGAAAAGAACTTCACATCTATGCGGAAATGGGTTGCTGAAAATCTAGATGACGACCCCGTCGTATTGTTTCGAAAGTTGTTTGACTCTATGGAAAAAACCCTAGAAGCATCATCTATACCACAAATGGTTATTCATCTTGCGAGATATCAATATCAATCTTCATTTGTAGCTGATCAAGAAATTAACATTGTGTCATTCTTAACGGAAGTGATGGCTGACTGTACTTTTAAATAGGATATTATTATGGAACCGATTTATCAAACATTAGTTACATTAGCGTGCATGGTTGCAACTTTCTCTTGGGGGATGAATGTTGGCTTTAAAAGGGGGTCAATAACTTCGTGGACAATAATTAAAACTGCATTCGGTGCAAAAGATTTATTCTTTGATGCACATCGATGTGAAATTAAATTTGTATGTGTCGATGGTGTTACTAGATTTTCTTCTGAGGCTTGGTCTGATGGAAAGTGAAAAAAGAACGGCATTACTTGGTGCATTTTTAATTCTATTAATCTCAAGTATTGCATTTTTAGGTTTCACATTAATTCTGAATGTTGACGAACACCCGCCTGAAATTGATATCAGCCCGGTTATTGTCGACCATCCAGAGTTACAGAACGAAATTGACATACCAAGTCTAGAAGATGTTTCAATTGACGAAAATGAACTACAGTGCCTTAGTCTTAATATATATCACGAATCGCGCAGTGATAATTTTGCTGGTAGAGTATCTGTTGCTGATGTGGTTTTAAATCGCGTAGACTCTTCACGGTATCCAAATGATATATGTTCAGTGACAGAACAATCAAAGACCAGAGTGAACTGGAAAGGTAATATTGTCCCAATCATAGGTATGTGTCAATTTTCTTGGTATTGCGACGGAGTATCTGACGAACCTTTAGACTATGATGCTTGGGAAGATGCAAAAATAATTGCTGAAATGATGTTGACAAATCAAGCATTTCGTGGTATAACAGAGGGGTCTACACACTATCATGCAACATATGTCAAACCCAATTGGATTAATGACAGAGGTATGCAGTATGTGGGCCAAATTGGACAACATAAATTTTATAGGTGGCACTAATGACAACAAAGGTTAATTATAAATTCTACGAAGATAAACTTATCAAGGAGTTGCAGGAATATGTTGATAAAACATACGACCAACACTACGCAACCGACAAGTATCAAGCCACGGATGTTATTATTGACAGTGGGCATGGTACTGGTTTTTGCTTGGGTAATGTAATCAAGTACGCCAAACGATATGGCAACAAGGGTAGTGTTCATGATGCTAGAAAAGATCTGATGAAGATCTTGCACTATGCATTGATTCAGTTGTATATTCACGATGAAGAGAATGCGGATGTTCGTAACCCAGCATATGGGCCATATCCCGAATATAACAGTAAGTATAGACAAGAAACTCCTGCACATCATAGATTAAACGATGTCACTCCAGAACAATGGGACGCGATCAAGATGGGCAAAGGTGTGTCTCTTAGTGGATAATAAAAATAAAATATTAATTAATAAAGGTGCTAATAATGTATGAATACAAATGTAGAGTTGAAAGAGTGGTTGATGGCGATACGGTGGACGTTTTTATTGATCTTGGGTTCGATGTTGTTTTGTGTAATCAGCGGATTCGTCTGTATGGTATCGACACTCCTGAGTCCCGTACTCGTGACAAGCAGGAAAAAATTTATGGAAAAGCCGCATCAAAATTTCTAACTGGAATTTTAGGGGATGATTGTATTATTCGAACTCGTCGAGATGCGAGAGGAAAGTATGGTAGAATCCTCGGCGAATTTATCGTGCGAGATGAGGATGGAAATGATATCAATGTTAATGAATTTATGATTGAAAATCATCTTGGTGTTGCTTACTACGGACAGTCTAAAAAAGATGTTGAGGAAGAACATCTGAAAAATAGAAAACTTTTGGATCCAATTTATCTAACATGAAACCGTTTGACTACCTAAATGCAATAAACACATCAAAGAAAAATTTGATGGAAAATTCAGCTAACGACCACTTGGCTGAAAAAGGATATGAACCCTATCTAACCAATAGGGGTCTTTCCTATTTTGCTGATACAATTTTATTTTCTAACGAAATGAATCGGTATCATGCACTCCCAAAGAAGGCCCAATTCTTATATTTACTAAATATAACCCGAGCGAGAAAAAGATTTTCTAAATGGTTTAAAGAAGAAACTTCTGAAGATATCTTACTCATTTCCGAAGCATTTGGATATAATAAATCTAAGGCAAAAGAAGCTCTGAAAATACTTACGACCGAACAATTAAGTGAATTGAGAATTAAAACCGAGATCGGCGGATGAACCGCTTTGGGAGTTATTACAAAAATGGAAGTCAACTTAGATACATTGTTGGAGGTCCGATTAAAGAAAGATGATGATTTTTTGAAAGTCAGAGAAACTCTTACTAGAATTGGTGTCTCCTCAAGAAAAGAAAAAAAATTATACCAATCATGTCACATCCTGCATAAACGCGGCAAATATTATATAGTCCATTTCAAGGAGTTATTTGCCCTTGATGGCAAACCGTCCAACATTGAAGAAAATGATATTGGTAGAAGGAATGTGATATCAAAATTACTGTCTGAATGGGGTCTAGTAGAATTGGTTGTTCCTGAGAAATCAGAAACTCCTACTACTCCAATGTCCCAGATAAAAATATTAGCTTATGGTGATCGTTCCGAATGGGAACTTGTAACCAAATACAATATTGGGTCAAAGAAAAAAATAGATTAAAAACTTGACATTTTCTGAAAAATGTGTTATAAATATCAGTGTCCTCGCGGAATTGTCCGGAGGATAGACAACAATCTTGCTTAATTAAATAAGGAGATAGCAATGGTTAATACACGAACAAAAGTGTTTTCGTTCCCCCACTCTCGTTTCATTGGTTTCGACCATGTATGGGATGAGATAGAAAGACTAACTGCCGCTGGCGCAAACGAGAAGGGTTTTCCTCGTCACAATATTATCAAATATTCTGACACGGAATACGCTATGGAATTTGCCCTTGGTGGTTACAAAAAGAAAGACCTAG